ACGCTTGCTGAAAACTGGTTTGGTGGCTCATATAGCCCAGAACAACGTGTGTTTTATGTTGGCTTTAACGCTTACTCTCCCGTAACACCCACTACATACAATTTAGTCTATGAAACTAGTTATGATGGTATTGTTTGGGAAAACGCACAAACGCTTCCAACCACAACTTTAAGCGATTATCAGTGGGCATATTTCAACATCAATATCACCCAACCGTATCCATTTTACCGTCTGCGTAATACTGATACGGCAAACACATTCTCATTGCGTCAGATTGTATTCTCACAATCTCAGCAAGTAATTCCATTAGCACGTTTAAACCGTGACGATTACTGGAATCTACCAAACAAACAATTCCCATCGGTTCGCTCACTACAATACTGGTTTGATCGTACAATTGAACCTTCAATGTATCTGTGGCCAGTACCAAACAACGATTTTCAAATGTTTCAACTTATCATTGAAAAACAAATGGAAGATGTAGGTTCATTAACAAATGAGCTTTATATTCCAGATCGTTGGATTACTTCTGTTCAAGCCTCTTTATCCCACAAGCTTTCTTTACAATTACCTGGTATTGATTTAAATCGCGTTCAATATTTGGAACAGCAAGCAGACAAATTGTTCATGCAAGCCTCTAACGAAGAGCGCGATAAGAGCCCAATTTATTTCCAACCTAATATCAGCTATTACACAAGATGACCAACGCATACGTACAAACCTATGACAATCTTGTAGCTGACGTGATCAACTACATGGAGCGTAATGACGCTCAGTTTGTCGCTCAAATTCCAAACCTCATTGGTTTGGCTGAATCCGCTATCGCTGCGGAACTTAAAACATACTTGCAGTTAACAGTAGTGGAAACTTCTTTGTTACAAAACCAAGTCATTTTAGCTAAACCAGCACGATGGAGAAAAACAGTTTCCATGAAAGCAAACGGTCGTCCTATTTTGATGCGTAGTCAAGACTATATTGCTCAATATCAATCTGAATCAACTCCGTCAGATGTAAAGTATTATGGTGAATACGACTACAACAACTGGGCGTTTGCCCCAGCACCGGCTGCTGATACAGCAATAGAGATTATTTATTATAGTGAAATTCAACCATTAGATTCTTCTAATCAACAAAATTTGTTTACTAGAGAAGCACCACAGGCAATGCTGTTTGGAACGTTATTGCAAGCTCAAGGTTATCTAAAAGCTTTAGATAAGTTGCCAGTGTGGAAAGAATACTATACAGATTGCTTAGCTGCACTCAAAAAAGAAGACAACGCTCGTCGTGTCGACAGAAACACCACGATCCAGGAACCTTAAAATATGACAACATTCACTTCACCATTTACTGGCGACGTTATTCAACCAACGGATGTATCCTACTATGCTCTCTCATTTAGCACCGACACTCAGCTTGTCTGGCCTGCTGTCGTTAACGGTCAACAAGTTCCTGCAGCCCGTATTATGGATTGCGCTGCTTCTCTTGGCAATCTTAGTGTCCTACTTCCTGATGCAACTCAAGGTGCAGTTGGAACGGACATCCTTCTCAGAAATTTGGGACTCAATGATTTTGTGGTTAAAGATGCCAATGGGGGTCAATCCGTTACCGTTGCTGTTGGTAAATCTCGCTACTTCTATCTTACTGATAATACTTCTTTGGGTGGTACTTGGGCAAATGTAGAGTTTGCTGCTGGTACATCATACGCTGATGCAGCAACACTTCAAGGTGCTGGTCTTACAACTGTTTCTGGTAAATTAGCAACTACTCAAAACATTGTAAACGTTTCAATTACGCCAATAATTAATGATGCTAGTCGCGCATCTACTTTTGTTTGGAATAGCGGCGCTGGAACATATAACCTCCCTTCAATTTCTTCATTGTCCACCGGTTGGTACATTGGATTTAGAAATGCGGGTACGGGCTCGTTAATAATTGTACCGCAATCTCCCGTTTTAATTAATGGCCAATCTTCGATTGTTGCTAATCCAGGTGATTCTGGATACATTGTTTATGATGTTAGCACAGGTTCATTTATTACTGTTGGTTTAACTGCTTCGGCAAACGTTACATTTACGTCAGCTACCTATGATGTAGACTCTATTCCAGGGACTACATTTAGTTTAGTTACTTATGCCCCAATTATTCAAAACTACATTGCGCAAACTGGTAGCCGCACACAAACTCTAACCGTAACATTGCCAGCAACTACTCAAATTTATATTTTAATTAACGCTACTGGCCATGCTGATTATAATTTAAACTTTGTGGTAGAAGGTAGTTCATCTCCCGCGTTAACAGTTACTACAGGTAATATTGCTACTGTATTATGTGACGGTCAAAATTTATATTTATTAACCTCTTCAGCATCAAACCTTTTTTATGCTGTCGATGGTATTGCTGCAGCCCCGTCATTTTCATTCTTAAATGATTCTACTACTGGTATGTATTTACCGGGCGTTAACATACTTGGTTTGGCAGCAAATGGTATGGAAATTATTGATATTAATAATACCAATATATTACAACCATTGGTTACAATAAACGCAGAACTACGGGCACAACTTATTAGCGGCGGAACGTTCTAAATGGCGGCTGATAACCGACAGCAGGACATGACGCAGTTTACCCAGATTTATAGTCTGGCGATCCCGGCTGGGATCAAGCGTGATGGTACAGTATTTCAAAATGATCAATACACCGATGGTGTGTGGTGTCGTTTTCAACGCGGTGAACCAAAAAAAATAGGTGGATTTTCCACCCTTTTTACAAGCTTTAACGGTATTTATCGTGGCATGGTCAATGTGCCATACAATGGTGTTAACTATGTTTTTGCGGGCACCGCAAATACTTTAGATGTATTTACCACAGGCACAACTTATGGCAATGGTAGCGGACCGTATATTGCCAATATGCTTCCTGGTATTGTACAAGCTACTGTAACAGCAAACACCACAACACAAATAACTATTCCAGGTGATGGTAGTACGGTTTTTGCAGCTGGTAAAAAAATTATATTTACCAATTCTGATACCGCGACTGAATACACCATTAGTTCTGCAACTTTTAACAGCGGCCCAAACACTACAGATATTGTGTTTGCGCCCGCCGCACCCGCCGGCACTATTACAGAAGCCTGGTTAAAAGGAGTATTGTTTACTCCCGATCCTCGTAATGATTGGCAATTTGATGCGCAGTTTAGCCCATCTGGCGGGTTATTAAATTTATTAGCACACCCCGGCAAAAATTTACAAAACATTGACAGCGGTGTTGTTTCTCAAGTATTAGTGGGCAATGTTGCACCAGATCAAAATGATAGTTACTTTTTTACCGGTTTGTCTGATAGTGCTGGTCAAAATCCAACCTATAAGCCGATTGAAGTAGACGGCGGTGTTTGTGTTCTGTATCCGTTTATTTTTGTGTATGGATCACATGGCTTTATTGCAAACAACAATGTCAGCAATATTTATGCTGAACAAACATTATATGATTGGAACGGCGCATTAGCTAACCAAGTTAACGTATCATCTTCTAAAATTGTCAAAGGCATTCCTTGGCGCGGTGGTACAAACTCTCCATCTGGATTGTTCTGGGCTACAGATTCATTAATTCGTGTATCGTTCAATTCGCAAGCAACACAGTTTTATTGGACATATGATATTATTTCTAGCCAAATTTCTATCATGTCATCTAACGCAGTTGTTGAGATGGATGGTATTGCATTTTGGATGGGCGTTGATAGATACTATCTATACAATGGCTCGGTACAAGTATTGCCTAATGATAAAAACGTAAACTATTTGTTTGATAATATTAATTATCAACAAAGACAAAAAGTATGGGCTACTAAGATTCCAAGATACAATGAGATTTGGTTCTTTTACCCCCGTGGTACGGCAACAGAATGTACTGATGCTATTATCTATAACGTAAAAGATAAACTTTGGTACGATGCTGGGCAAGCAATTGGCTGCCGTCGTTCTTGTGGCTATACAACGGAATTGTTTCCAACACCAATTTGGGCTGGTTGGGACTATAACGTAACAGTCAGCAACCCCGTTGTAACTATTGATATTCCAATGGGGGCACCAACTCCTTCACCAAATCAATTTTATGTTGGTGGTGATGTTTCTAACATTTTAAGTCCGGGTGACGCTCTTGAATTTTCAACAGACATAAATACACCAAAAAAAGTTTATATTGTAAGCGCTAGTGTTTATGATTTTACTTACGATGCCACATTAATAACAGTAACAGTGTTAATTACTGCATCTGTACCCCCAGGCACTTTAGTATACCCAGTTTCTGGCGGCTATTCAATTTGGCAACATGAACATAATTTAAACCAAGTTACACCATCTAATGAATTAGCTGTGTATTCTAGCATTACCACCAGCGACATTAGTTGGCTAACCGGCAATCCAAGCCAAGACGCTATTCAAGGTATTAATCGTCGTATGCACATGCGTCGCGTTGAGCCTAACTTCTTGCAAGCCGGCACAATGTCTATGACCATTTTAGGTCGTAAGTTTGCTTCCGGCCCTTATGAAGAAATATCTGGACCATATTACTTTACCAAAGATACTGGAAAAATTGACTTGCGCGTTGAGCATCGTTTAGTCCGTTTAAAGTTTGAGTCTAATGACATTAATGGTAATTATGAAATGGGTCGTAACTTGATTACCGCCGAGTTTGGCGATGAACGGCCATAATGCCAAATCCACAATTTCAATCCTTTTTTCCTGTTCTTCCAGACTATATGAGTTGGGAAGACTGGAACGGTAATTTGGCCATGTATTACGGACAGAAAAATATTGAGTTTTCTCCGGAAGATAGTTGGCGGCAAGGTGCCATGAATATCGTTATGTCTGAAACTTTTGGGGTGTACCCCGTGCCTGTGCCGGATACCTTTGAAAATTGGCAAGATTGGGCCTACGAATTTACCAACATTGTTAACGGCGTAAGTCGTTGATTTAGGGCAAAAAACTCGCTTTCTGCGTATTAGTGTAAATAGAACATGACACCATCTCAAATTATTACTCAAGAAGCACAAAAGGTCGGCTATGATGCCGATGTTTTGCTTCGTAAAATTAATAAGTTGATAAGCAATAAAGCTGGCATTTTATTACAAAAGAATGATTCTTTATTGTTGTTAGTTGGAATTGCAAAACAGGTTGCTGAATTGCATATTTTTACAATGGACCCACCAGCAAAAGTTGTGGAAGCGCTAAAGTATTTCATGGGCGAAATTAAAAAAGCGGATATAAAAAAAGTATATTTTGACAGCAATTCAAAACAAGAAGCAGAACTTAATAAAACAATACAAGTTTTAAAAAGTTTAGGACTTAAAGTTCAAAAATCAAATGTTAAGCAATACGATTGG